CCGTAAACAGTTTTGGTATTTCCCTGAACTCAACGTATTTATGAAATCACACAACCGCAAAGTTAAGTTTTTTAAGGATAAAAAATGAACGATAGAAACGATTTCGAACCATCAGTACGCAATGCAGCTTGGTGGGCATCAGATACACGCCAGGCAGCCAACGGCAAAGCTATTGACCAAATCCTGATTAAACAAGGGAAGCAACAAGCGCCAGACCTCTCAGAGGTTGAGGCCGTGCAGATGGGCCATGTCATGCAGCCAACCATCTTACGCTTGGCACAGAACGCTATGAAGGTGGAGGTGAAAGATGCAGATTATCAACTTACCCATCCGACTGAGTCATGGTTTCGGAGCCATTTCGATGGAATTTCTGCTGACGGATCAACCCTTGTCGAAGCCAAAAACTACAACGCTGCTACGCGCAACAAGTTCGACTTTGAGCAAGGTCGCATCCCGCCAGCCGACTATGCACAGTTGGTTCACGAGGCAGCGGTACATAACGTCAACAAAGTTTGTTTTGCAGTCCTATTCGGCGGCCAAGAGTTTAAGCACTATGTCTTTGAGATTTCAGAAGCAGAAAAGACAGAACTCATTCAAAAGATGGCCGTCAATTGGTCGCACGTTAAGTTAGGCACTTTGCCCACACCTGAAACAGTTGATCAAACTAAACTGGTCTATTCAGTTAGCACTTCTGGCGTGATTACAGCCACTCAGGGCGTTGAACACGCCATTGAACAGCTAAAGGTACTCAAAGGCAAAATAAAGGAGCTAGAGGCCGTTTACGAAGGTTGGGAAGTACAGATTAGAAACTATATGACTGATAACGAAGAAATCAGGAGTATTGATGGTTCAACGTTGGTGAGTTGGAAGTCATCTAAGTCTAGCGCACGGTTCTCAGCGGAGTTGTTCAAGGCCGCTATGCCGGACATTTATAAGCAGTTTGTCATCGAAGCAGCCGGTAGTCGTAGGTTTTTAATTAAATAAGGAGAGCAATTGTGAGCAATATCGTACCGTTTCAAGAAATGCAACAAATGGCTAAAGCTATTGCAGATAGCCGATTATTCGGTTTAACAGACATTAATCAGGTGTTAGCACTTGGCATGGTCGCACAAGCTGAAGGCCACGCCTTTGCTACGGCAGCCCGTGATTATCACGTTATTTCAGGCCGTCCTGCACTCAAGGCCGATGCCATGATGGCGCGGTTTCAAGCAGCCGGCGGTAAAGTTAACTGGGAGGTTTACACCGATGAACGCGTCACAGGAACATTCAGCCATCCAAACGGTGGCTCACTTATTGTTACATGGACACTTGACCAAGCACGAAGTATCGGACTTGTTAAACCAGGATCGGGGTGGCAAAAGTTTCCAAGAGCTATGCTCCGGTCACGCTGTATTTCAGAGGGCATACGCAGCGTATATCCTGGCTCAGTTACAGGGTTCTACAGCCCCGAAGAAGTCCAAGACTTTGAACCCGTAAAAACAAAGGATATGGGACGCATTAAGCCTGAACCTATACCAACTATCACCAATGATGGCGAAGTCGTCTTAGGCGACGTTTTAGATGCGCCAGAAGCCGATTATGGTGATGTGGCAGCGCCTGAAATACCGCTTTATGTACCAGGCACCGACAAAGCGCACCAATACGTCTTTGACGCTGAAGACTTTATCCGCGAATTCGGTAATTTGTGCGACAGAATCGGGAAATCGAAAAAACTTGAAGGGGGGGAGAAGTTTGAGAAATGTAAGGCCCTCGCCCGTGCCAATCAAGACTTTATTGACAAGATGACTGAAATCCAAAAAACAGTACTTAACCGCATGATTGCAACAGCAGGAGAAACCGTATGACTAGCCACATTCCAACCCCTGGCAAGGGTGTTATCTTCCAAAATTCTAAGAAGACTACAGAGCGGCATCCAGATTGGAAGGGGCAGCTCTTAGTGACCAAAGACTATAAAGTGGGTGACACCGTGAAGTTTACAGGGTGGACTAAGCAATCAGCCGTGGGGCAACTCATTGCTATTGCGGAAGACACGTTCATCCCTGACCCTTTGTGGCGCGAGAAGCTAGAGGCTAAGAAGAAGGAGGAGCACGCGGCCAGCTACCCTCGCGAAGTAAAACCCTTTAACGACGATGAAGAAATCCCATTCTGATGCGACACGTTCTACGTCTTCCTTACCCGCCTAGTATTAACAACTACTGGATCGCTAGTGGCCATCGCAGGTTTATATCTAAGCGAGGGCGTGACTTTAAACTAGCGGTACAAGAGTATGTTGCACTGCACCAATTGGAATCTTTTGGTGGGGCGGGAGTAGAAGTTGATATTGTCATTAGACCTCGGGATGCACGCTTGATGGATATTGACAACTCTATCAAGCCTATTCTCGATGCGTTGCAAGATGCGGGACTCTTTGACAATGATGCACAGGTGGCCACTGTGACTTGCCATCGAGGGCCTGTCATGAAGGGTGGGGGCGGTTGCATAGTGATCGTCACCGATGAAATAGCACGTATAGAAACAATTTAATCAACAATAAGGGTATATAAATGTCTAGTCCTAAAGTTCTCATCGCCACCCCTATGTATGGTGGCCAGTGCGCGGGTTTTTACACGCAGTCTTTGCTTAACCTCCCTTCTATCTTGAAAGAGGCTGGCATCGAGTCGATGTTTACGTTTATGTTTAATGAATCTCTTATCACCCGTGCGCGTAACGCTCTGGCCTCTGCTTTCCTAAAGTCAGACTGCACGCATCTTATGTTTATTGACTCTGACATTGGTTTTAATGCCAACGACATTGTCAAAATGGTGCAGGCCGATAAGAAAGTCATTGGCGGCATCTATCCAAAAAAGGAGATCAACTGGAACACGGTCAAACGTGCAATGGATAACGGTGTTGAGAACAATATGCTCAAACACTTTACTGGCAGCTTTGTCGTCAACCTGGTGAACTATGCAACAGAGGTCACGGTGCCTGTTGACCAGCCTGTGGAGATCATGAACGCCGGCACAGGTTACTTGCTTATTAAGCGCGAGGTGTTTACAGAACTAGAGCCTCATGTACCGCATTATTTCAATGATGTTCACGATCTAGGCAACACCATGCAGGCCCGTGACAAGATTCATGAATACTTTGCGACCTCGATTGAAGAGGAAACAGGCCGCCTATTGTCTGAGGACTATCATTTTTGCGCAATCTATCGCAAGATTGGTGGTCAAATCTGGGCAGCACCTTGGGCTGTTCTCACCCACGTTGGCACTTACGCCTTTGAGGGAAGGTTGATCCCCGCACCATGACAAACTTCAGACAAGACTGGTTCTCACACAACATAGAGAACTTTAAAGCTATCAAAAGTAGATTGCCAGAGTGCAATAGCATCTTAGAAATAGGATGCTTTGAGGGCAGGGCGACCTGTTGGATGCTTGAGCATATGCTATCGCCTAACGGTCAAATTATTGTTGTAGACACGTTTAAAGGCTCGGAAGAGCACACAAACGTTAAGCTAGACAATATGTATGAAATTTGGCAAGCAAACGTTGATGAAGTAAAGCTCTCAGGCCAACACGTTATCCCCTACAAAGGTACAAGCTACGAAATGCTTGCTCATCTTATTGCAGAAGAGTCTAAGTTTGATTTCATCTACGTCGATGGCAGCCACACCGCCTATGACGTAATGACAGACGCTTGCATGGCGTGGGGAATGCTTAAAAAGGGTGGCATCATCTTATTTGATGACTATCTGTGGGCTGATATGCCAGAACTGCTACACCGCCCTAAACTTGGCATTGATTACTTCACAACACTTTTCTCAGAGCAGAACGCTCTAGCGTTGATGGGTTATCAACTAGGGTTATATAAAATCTAACGCTTGGCGGTGCGCTTGCTCTTCTTAAAGGCTTTAGCAGTAGGCGCACCTTTACTACCAGGCTTTCTCATGCGCTCGCCAGACCCTTTCTTAATCCGTGCACGTTTGCGGTGGATATTGGCATACAAACCGTTTTTCATCTTCTACACCCCCATCTGCGGCGAGCTGCTTTGCCACGCTCACCCTTCCATGACTTTGATCTTGCACAAAACGACTTATGGCGTGGACTCTTTGGGTCTTTAGTGGGTGCCTTGAGCTTGCTACCTGTCGCACGATTGGTCTTGGCTCGACCCTTGGCCGTTAATCCCGCCCCCCTTGATGCGGGTAACTTCTCACCCCTACCAACAGAAAGATTAGGATTTTTTGCCATTATGGTTTGTTCCCGCCTACAGGATAGGTAGCACCCACGGGTGCCTGAGTGAACGCTGTTTCACCTGCGACAACGTGGTGTCCTGTCCAAGGAGATTCCATAATCGGGCCATGACAGTTTGCCAACGTCACGCCATTGACTTGCTTGGCTTGTTTCTCGCACAAGAACGACCACATATTGCTCATGCCTGATTCTGGCGTAGTGCCAACAGTAAAAGAACGAAACGCAGCAAAAGCAACTGCCCAGCTCGGTGCCTGTGGGTAACTTGTCACAGGCGGTACGCCAAACAATGACCAGACTTTACCTTTGGGAGCGGTGCAAGAGCCACCCATTAGATCCATGTTGGCAATTGCGTCACCCGTTAAGACCGGACACACTGCAACACCTTCTTTAAACGCTTTACCGTTGACTTTAATCAGGTTGCCAGTAGGCGTGGTGCTAGAAGCGGCGCACAAAGCGTACTCACCTTTGCAAATAGCAATTGTCTGAGCGTTAACCGTGCAAACTAGCGCAGCCGTCCAACAAAACACACTAAACACAAATACGCCAAAAAATTTATTCATGTTGTCACCATTTTAAGTGCTGCATCTTTGACTTGAGCAACTCTATTGAGCCACCCTTTCTCATACTTAGGGTTGTTCAACCCTTTGTAGAAGTTTATCTTCTGCTGGCTAAATTGTTCAATCAAATCTTTAGGATCGTGCGTAATCGTTGCCGCATAAGTCAGTGGGCCTAATTGACCATCTGGATAGGCACCCACCGCACGTTGCAAAAACAACACACATTGAGCCACCCCAGTGTTCACCGCACAATCAAACAAAAGGTAGTCAACACCGGTAAATTGTCTATCACCCCAAACCTTGTCCCAGTACAAACGTTTGTAAAGCGGTTCAACATCTGCTTTGGTTAATGACTTCATTTCATCAATTGTTGCCTGACGCTGAACGTAGATTTCCCATGTAATCATGGTCACGCCAAGGTTAGTCGCACCTGGGCGGCCATCCGGCATATGGTTGCCGCGGTCATCAGAATCAGTGGTGAACCCACCTTCTGAGTCCATCACTAATTCAAATGAGTTTTGCCAATTACTTAGCATTTGATTTCTGTGAATAAAAAAGTGTACGGTCTCCAAACAAATAGAAACCAACAGCAGACGCAAAGTTGTTTACCGCTGGTGCATCGTGCCCCGTGACTTGCATAAACGCCCATGTGCCAAGCACAACAGCACCAACAGTGGGACGCATTAGGCGCACGATACTCTCAACCCACGGGTAGGTAGTGCCGCCACCACCAGCGTTATTCATCGCCTCAAACATCTGCAAATCCGTCTGGCGCATCTGTGTGTATTCAGCAATGTTCGTTGGCTTATATACGTCAGTCTGAATAAATCGACCTATTAGGGATTTTCCTAAGTCAACAGCAAGTGGGCCTAAAGCCGCAAGAATGGTTAGCGGGTCCATTACAAACCTTCTCCTGGAGTAAAGTAGCACTCAGAGGCAGCCTCGCCAATAAATGCAATGTACAAGTTTTGGGTTGGGCTAACTTGTTGCGGCACAGTAAACACTTTGATAGAACCTGGCACGCTCACCAAGCAATACGACGGTGTACCTGCCGCAGGTACTGTAGCAGTCACGTTTGATTGTGAGCTTACAAGAAAATACACCGGTTGCCCACCAGTACCAGTAGGTTGATGGTTTGACACCAACAATTGATTACAAGGGCTATCAGCCGTGATAGTAACGGTCTGGCTACCAGTAGTGACATTGGCTTTATAGGTCTTGCCCTGCGCTTGGAAGGGAATGTTATTAGCCATTAGTACACCTTCTTCTCTTTCACCACAGTAGGAGACATCTTGGTGTTCAAGGGACTTGTAGTAGGTGTTGCGTTGCCAGACATATCAATAACTGAACGAAAC